AGGCGGCGTTGGTGGCCTCCTGGGCGGCCTGGGCCGCGCTGCTGGCCGTGCTGGTGGCCGCCTCGGCGGCGGTTGCAGCGGCGTCGGCCTGGCCCTGGGCCTCCTGAGCCTTGCTGGCGGCGCTGGAGGCGGTCGACTGGGCCTCTCGCGCGGCCTCCTGGGCCTCCTCGATACCGGCGTCGCGGGCGTCGACCCATTCCTGGCCATCCCAGCGCCGCATGAGGTTGCCCGCGTCGGAGACGATCCAGAGGTCGCCCACGGCGGCGGCGTGCGGGGGCTCCAGGAGCGGGGCGAAGTAGGTGGAGACCTTGCCGTCTAGGGCGCCCTCCGTGTCGGCCAGGCGCTCCAGGGCGGCGTCCAGGTCGGCGCGGACCTCGGGGTCGCTCACGGCGGCCCAGGTGGAGCCGTCGTACTGGAGGACGTCGCCGTCGGGCTTGCGCCAGAAGTCGCCGAGCTTGGCGCCCTCCGGCTCCTCGGCGCCGAAGAAGGACTCGACCGCGCCGTCGGCCTTCGCCAGGGCGGAGGATGCGGCGGCGATCGCCTCGGCCGCCTGGGCGCCAGCGGAGAGGCCAGCGCGGGCGGCGTCGACCAGGCGCACGGGGGCGCCGTCGACGTCCTGGAAGGTCGAGCGGGAAAGCTGGGAGCCGCGCTCGATCGCGGCCAGGCGGCGCCGGAGGTCGGCGACCTCGCGGGCGAGTGCTTCAGCGGCAGAAGCCATAGGTTAATTTCCTCCGTAGGTGAAGGAGTCGGACCGGGCCAGGGAGAGAGTGGCGGTCGACTCGGAAGTCAGGGTCCAGCCGGTGATCCGGCACCAGAGGGCGACGTCGCCGAGCCAGGGGATCGTCGCCTGGATCAGGACGTCGTCGCCGAGCTCCCAGGAGCCGATCCGGGCGTTTGGGTGGTCTCGCACGGAGACGCTGGAGATAGTGAGGGTGTCGAGCCGTCGCCGGAGCTCGGCCCCGATCGCGGAGTCGAGCCTGGACGCGGTCGCTACGTCCTTCGCGGAGTAGACGGTGGCGCGCCGGAGGCGGCCGTCGCGGACGGCGGTGGAGCGGCGGAGCGCGCCCTGGCCTTCGCCCGCGCCGAGGCCGATTACGGCGTTCGCGTAGGCGTCGCCGTCGAACTCGGGAGTGACGACGTCGGCGACGTTGTCGCCCTGGATGAAGGCCAGGTCCGTCCGGCGTCGGCCCAGGCGCGGATACCCGATTTCGAGCTCGTGGGCGATCGTGTCGCCGTTCCAGTAGTGCCGCTCGACGTAGTCGAAGGGCGTCTCGGAGGCGAGGGAGCTGATTTCGGAGCCGCAGTCGGGCGCCTCCCACCAGAGGAGCGAGTAGGGCTCCAGGGGGTCGTCGTCCGCGCGGGGCGGGACGTCGCCGTCGTAGTCGGGCGGGTAGATGCGCGAGGAGTCGCCGGGGCGGGTGTTCCAGCCGCGCGCCCGGAGGTAGTCCCAGACCTGGCGGCTTACCTGGGCGAGGCTTACGGGGCCGGTCGGGAGGCCGACCAGGGCGGCCGTGCGGTCGCCGGTGACGCGGAGGCCCAGGTCGCCGTCCGGGAAGCTCTGTAGGTGGTCCCATATGTGGGCCACGGCGACGGCCGGGTCGACGCCCGTCTTCGTGTAAACGCCCGTGTATGGCTGGCCGTTCGGGTAGGTCGAGAAGCCAGCGGCCTCGATCGTCCAGTCGGCGCCGTTGAACTTGGAACTAATGACGATGCCGCCCCAGCGGATTTGACCGTCGGCCTCGGCGTAAATGAGGGTGCCCCACTCCTCCAGGACCAGGCGGCCGTCGGCGGCCCGGAGGTTGCCGACGTCGGGCGAGGCGGTCGCGCGGAGCGCCCCCGCCCCGGAGAGCTCCCAGGAGAGCTCGTCACGGTGGAGGGGGAGCTCCAGGTCCAGGAAGGCGCCGGTCGTGGCTCGCTGGGCAATATAGCGCCAGGCCATCAGGCCGCCTTCTGGGAGAAGGTGACGTCGGCCAGGCTTACCGTGAAGGCGTCGGCGTCGATGTATCCGGCGCCGTCGCGCTTGCCCTCGAAGCGGAGCGTCTGGGTCGTGCCGCGCATGGCGGCCGGGACCTCGAAGACGTGAGCGAAGCCGAGGCTGTTTCGGGTGTTCTGGCCGGAGGAACCGCCCCAGTTTTCGTCGAAGGACGAGACGCGGCCGACCTGGCCCAGGAACGCCGCGCGGAGCGTGCCTACGGCGTTGCCGACCTTCAGGACGTAGCTCTGTACGTCGCCCCGGACCTGGGCATGGGTCGCCCACTCGGGGATTTCGACCTCCCAGGAGGCGGCCCTGGGCCATGCCTTGTAGGTGCTGGTGTTGAGCGGGTCGACCGCCGTAGTGCTCGGGCCTCCGGTCGACTGGGCCTGGAGGAGCTCGCGCTGGCTCCTGGGCAGGGCGACCCGTCGGAGGTCGGTAATCATGGCGTTGGTAATCGTGCCGGTGGATGCCGGAATGTCGATCCGCGCCAGGGTGACGGCCGAGCGTCCGGCGTAGGCCGGGACGTCCTGGAGGCGCTGGGTGCCAGCGGGGACGTTGGAGATAACGCGGGTGAAGATGTACGGCCCGACTGTCGGGTCGGCCGGGTCCTGCCAGGGCTCGCCCGCCATAAACGGATCCTCAATCTGGGCGACGATCAGGTCGGAGCGCTTGGAGCCCGACGTCGCGGCGATCTTGACCGTGTCCTGGATGGGGTTCCGGGCGACGTAGGTCTGGGAGGTGCCGCCCGCCGCGCGGTTGCGGATCAGGGCGGCGCCAGGGGCGATATTGACGGAGGCGCCGGGGACGGAAAGGGCGGAGACCTTCAGGTCGCCGGGCTCGACGAGCCCCTCGGCGCCGGAGGTCGCGGCGTAGGCCAGGAGCCGCGCCACTTCGGGCGAGTGCTGGGCGCCGCCGCCGATAAACCAGGGGACACTATCCCATGCCATAGATGAAACTCCTTCAGGGGGTTGGGTAGGCGTCGCGCCAGCGGACGGTCGCGCGCGCGGTTCCTGGCTCGGAGGTCCCACGGAGGACGAGCTCGTAAGTGCCAGGAGGGAGGGCCGCCTGGGAGAGGCGGCCGGAGTGAGGGGCGAGAGTGCCCGCGATACTGGCGCCGTTCCGGAGGATCGAACGGGCGAAAGGGCGGGTGTCGATTACTACGCGGTGGCTCGCGGTGAGCGTGGTCCGGAGCTCCAGGCGGTAGGCGCCCATGACCTCCAGGACCGGGTTAGTGATCGGGCCGCGTATCTCGAAAATGGGCCAGGTGTCGAGCGTGCCGCCGACGGTGAAGACGCGGGAGCGGTCCGAGGTCGCCGTCGTCGAGAGCGGGGAGGCCAGCGGGGCCACCAGGCCGCCGCCAGCGGGCGGGACCAGGTCGACGTCGGCGCGGTTCTCGGGGCCGTACCAGGCATCGTCGGCGGTCTCGAAGTCGGCCGTGACGAGCGAGAGACCCTGGGGGAGGGCCTCGTCGGTCGATGCGAAGCGCCGAGGGCGACCGAAGGCCACGCGCCCCCGGTCGCTCTCCAGCGTGGCCACGGCGCCGCCCTCCAGGCGGACCGCGTCGGCTCGCCAGGCCCGGCTAAGGGTGCCGAGGCGCTGGCGGGCTTCGTCCTCGTCGTCGCCGTGGACAGCGAGGTCGAAGGTAATGGTCCGGCCGTCGACGTAGTCCTGGCCGAAGAGTCGGCCGTCGCCTCGCGGGCGCCCGGTGTCCTCCGTGAGGAAGGACCGGGCGCCCAGGTCCGGCGCCGCCGCGAAGACGTAGCCGGACTCGACTGTCCCGAAGGGGAGCGCGACTCCTGGATAAGTGAGTCGCCAGGGGTTACGCATGGGGGCCTCCTCGGGCGATGCGGCGAAGGTGGAAAAGGGCCTCGTTCAGGTCGTCGCGGGTGTCGCCGGACGACTGGAGCGTCAGCGAGCCGACGAGCGGGGAGCCGCCGACGGTCGCGGCCAGGGAGCGGGCGTAGCCTCCGCCCTGGAGCGTCGGGGTCCGGAAGCCGGGCGCCTCCGGGACGAGCGCGGACTGGGCGCTGCTGGCGACCAGGGAGGCGGCCCTGGCCACGGCGCCCGCGTTACCGGCGATCGAACGGGCGAAGTCCTGGGTGAGGGCGCGACCGGAGTAGGTCGTGTACCCTCGGCCGGAGAACGGGCCTCGCTTGGCGGGCGAGAAGGGGAAGAAGTCTCGGACCTTCTGCGCGATATTCGACGCGGCGCTCGTGACGCTGCCGATCATGTTGTTAATGCCGTCGATGAAGCCCTGGATAAGCGACTTGCCGGAATTAAAGAGGGTCGACCCGATGCTCCCCAGGGCGCCCAGGACGCGGCCGGGGAGGCCGCTCACGGTGTCAATTACGGAATTGATGCCGGACGAGACGCCGGACTTAATTCCTTCCCAGGCGCCGGAGAGGAGCGACTTTACGCCGTTCCAGGCGCCGGTCCACAGCGAGGACACAATGGACATTCCGGCCGAAAGGACGGAGCCCAGGATCGCCAGGGCGCCGGAGACAATGGCCTTGATGCCCTCCCAGACGCCCGAAAGGATATTCTTGATGCCCTCCCAGACGGAGCTCCAGTTGCCGGAGATTATGCCGGTGACGACCTGGATAATTCCCTGGACAATTTGCATTGCCGAGGTAATCACGGAGGCCACGGCGCTAAATACCGTCGTGACGACGGGAAGGAGCGCCTGGATAATCGGGATCAGGACGGCCGCCAGGATGGAGATAACGGGCGCGACGGCATTTACCACGCTGCCGAAGATGGAAACAAGCATCGGCAGGAGCGCGGTAATCAGGTTGGTGATTACCGGGGCTAGCTGGGCTATCAGCGTCGAGACCAGGGAGAGGACCGTCGAGATAACCGGCATGATGACGGGGACCAGGGCCGCAACGGCGTTGCCGAGGGTAATCAGCATTGCCGTGAGGCCCGGCATAATCGCGATCAGCACGCCGGAGAGCGTGGCGACTAGCTGCTGGACGATCGGGACCACTCCGGCCATTGCCGTAGTCAGCGAGCCGCCGACGGCAACGGCGATATTGCCCAGGGCGGAGGCCAGGGCCGGGAGGACCGGGCCTAGGACCTGGAAGGCCAGGGAGAGCGGCGAGAAGGACGCCGCCAGGCTGACAAACTGGCCGCCCAGTCCGGACAGCACGGCGCCGACGACGTTGCCGAGAGGCGCGAACGTGGTCGCCAGGGTTTGCCCGAAGCTGGCCAGGCGGTCCAGGCCGCCGCTCTCCTGGAAGGAGGTAGCGAACGCCCTTACGTGCTCGACGGCGGGGCCGAGGACGGCGCCCAGGCCGTTGAACGCACCGCCCAGGCCGTTCGATAGGAGGTTGATAGCGCCCGTGACGGCGGGCTTGATCGCGTCCAGGGCCGTCATTAGGCCGGAATTGATCGTGGCCTCCAGGTTGCCGAGCGCGCCCTCGAAGGTCGCGGTCGACTTGGCGGCCTCTACGGCGATCGGGTCGGAGCCGAGCTCCATCAGGGCGGCGTTGAACTCGTCGGCCGTGATTTCGCCCTCCGCCATAGCGTCGCGGAAGTTGCCGGTATAGGCTCCGGCGCGCTCCAGGGCGGACATGATCGGCCCGGCCGCGCCGGGGATCGCGTCCGCAAGCTGGTTCCAGTTTTCAGTCGTCAGCTTTCCGGCGCCCGCCGTCTGGGTAAGCATCATGGCGACGGATTTGAAGGTGTCCGCGTTGCCGCCAGCGACGGCGTTTAGGTTGCCCGCCGCCTGGGTAAGGCCCGTGTAGTCGGCGATCCCGTTGGAGGCAAGCTGGGCGATCGTGTTCTGGATCGTGGGGAGGTCGTAGACCGTCTGGTCGGCGTAGGACTTGGCCGAGGCGGTCGCCCGGTCGATCCCGGACGTGTCGATCCCGGCGAAATTCATGGTCGCCTTGAACTTGTCCGTAGCGTCGGACGCGCGGGCCGCCTCGGCGACCATGCCGGTGAACATACCGGCGCCGACGACGGCCATAGCCGGACCGACCAGGCCCTTAAAGGCGCCG